CAAAGTGAACTATTCTTGGCGCTAGAGGACTACAGTCTGTTTCTCCAAGAAACAACAATTGATCCTGTCACAACAGTAACAGTTGATTCTCCTATTACTGTTGACACTATCATTTCAGCAGAGCCAGGTAGGCCAAATGGTTTTACTCAAGATCTTTGTCAAATCAACTCAGGCGTAACAGTTACTGTTTTAAATGGTTCTGAGTGGTTGATTGGGCAACAAACTACTGGCGGTGGTGCTGTTACTAATAACTTCTTTCTGCTTGAATTTGGTAATGAATCATTCCTTGATACCATTCACGATCACACACTGTCAGAATGGAGAGATGCCTGGAACGCACAGCATCATCCTGATGATAAGTTCCCGGATCTCTTTATCCCACTGACAAATAGGCCATGATTACACGTCTTTTGTCTGTATTCAAACAGAAGCATTCACCTGAGATAGCTTGGAAGCGTTATTGTGAAAAGAATCCAAGCGCTCCATGTTGCCGTATTTACGATGTCTGAAGACGAACAAAAAGTAAACAAAGAAGAAAATAAGTACCGTAGTCCAACTATTACAGACGCAACCGAAAAAGATTGGGAAGATTTTTTTGCCGTCCAAGAGGAAAATATATTCGACCGTTAGAATAAAAGAAACGGGAGGTACCCATGCACAAACTTAACGAATACATTGAAGTTGCGCTTGCTATTCACGCTGCAGCTTCTGCTATCTGCGCACTAACCCCTACTCCCAAGGATGATGAAATTCTTGGTAAGGCTTATAAAGTTCTTGAGTTTCTTGCTCTGAATATTGGTCGCGCCAAACAGCGCTGATTAATCAGGTAAAGCCTGGAACCAAAACACAGTTCCACCTTGTTTTTCTACCCAATCACGTGTTGCAAGTGCGTTGTTCTTCTCAAGAGTGACGCACTTTTTCTCATTACCAAGTTCCCAGCACATATTGACGCGTATGTGTGGATCTTTCTTGCATTTCACTTCAGTAGTCCCAGCGGACGCGAGGCCTTCCTTCTCTGATACCAAGGTGCACAAATCCTTTTGGGGCACCGTATCCTACCGAATAAGGCCAGTTTTTATCGCACCAGTTTTGTACCGCATAAGTGTCGGCGCCTTGGATGTAAAAATCAACAGCTCCTTTTGACGGTGCACTATAAGTATGCTCACTATTTTTGGCGCCACCCACTTGTGTATTGATGGGTTCAGGACGAGAAGCACTGGTAATAATGATTGGTTTATTACCAAAAGCGCTACGTACTTTTTCTAGGAATTGACACAGTTCAAGTGCCGTATCACATTGATGTTGTTTAGTAAATCGACGCGCTTCCTGGTTGAGCGTTAGTTCTCCGTATTTAATATTGGGTGTAACTTGAAATGTAAACGGGCTCCAGGGGTTAAATTTAGGTTTTTCATTATTACCAGGGGTTCCTGTCATGCGATCCATGACCTGAATTAATTTTGTGCTGTACAAAGGATCGGTGGCGTATCCTTCTTCTTTTAATAAACGTGCACATTCATTCCTACTACTGGCACGATTAACACCTTTATACCCGTTGTAGTCCTTATACCAACGAGTCACCAAGTAGTCAACACAGTCATATAAAGTATCAAAGGCTTTAAACCAATCTTTAATGGTTACTGTCTGACCGCCGTAGACTTCCTGTGTAGAGACGTAACAACCTTCTCCATCTTTTGCTTTGATGCCAAAGTAGTTATGCGTACAAGAAACATGTTTTCCCTGTGCGCTCTCTAGATACCACTGAGCAGCAACACATTCAGGGAACTTGGCACCAGCTTTCTTTGCAGCTCCAAGAACACCTTCCCATGTGTTAGAAAATTCCGGTTCTGGCTTTGAATCGTTGCGGTACTTAATCGCAAATTCTTCAAGTACAGAAGCCGGAATTTTTGTTTCTAACCACGCAAATGCGTCTCGCTGATGCGGAAGCTCTTTGTAATACTCAGCCGCATCAACAAGTTTAATCATGACGTTTACGCAGTAGTATGAGGCACTTCTATCCAGGAATGAGTTGCTTCATCCCATTGATATTGTTTTCCATCGCTTGGGTAAGGAATCGGGGGATCCCACAGACCTGTCGTGGTGTTTAAAAGCCAGGAGGGATATGGCTTGGGGGGGATAAATCCATCAATCACGTCGTCATAGGTGTAACCAATGCCGGCGTAATTTTTACGAAAAGCTTTCGATTGGTCTGGGCCAGGTGTGTTGCTGTTAGGTAAGTAATAAACACCACCGCGAGTGTTATAACTGGTTTGCTTATAAGTTTGGCCGGTGCGAGCGCTTAACTCAGCTTCTTTACCGTCATCTTCATCACGGCCAACGGTAACAAAAGTGACGATGTTGTTCTCGTCGAGAAGTGCGAAGTGTGCCATTAGGAGAACGTTACAGTTTCAGTAGTTGTCGATGTTGCAGTAACAGTATAAATTTTAAAGCCTGCAACAGCTGTAGACAAAGAACTTGTTACGCCACCAGAAAAAGATGCCGTTAAAGTGTCTGCAATTTTAATAATAACAACACCAGAGCCGCCTGCAGCAGCTGCTGCAGGGGTGCCTCCGCCGCCACCGCCGCCGCCTGTATTTATAGTACCTGCCGTGGCTGGATAAGCTCCGCCAGCTGGAGCAGGATTACCGCCGCCACCGCCACCTGCGCCACCGCCACCGCTTGCAGTTCCTCCGATAGAAAAGTAAGAACCGCCACCGCCACCACCAGCTCTTGTAACGGAAGAGCCTGTGATAGAAGAAGCTACACCGGTGCCGCCAATTCCACCAGCACCACTACCAGGGCTTGCGCCTCCAGTTCCGTTGCCACCCATGCCACCTGCGCCACCGCCAGCACCAGCAGGATTATTTACTGCAGCAGGGCTAGAACCACCTGCATAACCCTGGTTTGCAGTACCTGAACCACCCGGAACAATTGTAGCAGCAGAATCAGAGCCGCCACCACCACCAGAACCGCCTGATTTACCAGCGCCGTTATAAGCATTACCGCCGCCACCACCGCCAGAGGAGGTAATAGTTGACAAAACAGAATTAGATCCAGTTGTGCCTGCACCAGCTGGATCTGCGGTATTGGTGCCAGCCGCTCCACCTGCGCCAACTGTGACCCTATATTCAGTATTCTTAAGTAACATTAAACTTGTTTCTGCGCTAGCACCACCGCCAGAAGGACCTGCATTGGTACGATAACCACCGCCACCACCGCCGCCGCCTATATAACCAGCACCGCCACCGCCTCCTGCAATAACTAAATAATCAACAGAAATTGCCTCCCCAAAGCTAACCGTTTCGCTTGTTGTAGAAGTAGCAGTAACTGTATAGATATTGAAACCTGTAACAGCTGTGCTTAGGCTAGCGGTAACTCCAGCAGAAAAAGCAGCTGCGTAAGTATTGGGGATTTTAAGAATAACAACACCGGAGCCGCCAGCTGCTCCAGAAGCGGCGTATGCACCGCCACCACCGCCACCTGTATTTGTTGAGCCTGCTTGTTGTCCACTACCTGATTGCAAGCCACCATTACCACCACCACCAGCGCCACCAGCACCGACTGTACCGTTAGAAGCACCGCCGCCACCACCTGCCCTTGTAACAGAAGAACCAGTAATAGAGGATGCCACACCAGTACCACCTGCGCCACCAACGCTAGTTGCTGCATTCCCACCAGCTGCTCCTGCGCCACCGCCGCCGCCACCAGCTGTTGCTCCAGCTACACTGGAACCGCCCCCATAACCTTCATTTGCTGTGCCAGAAGCGCCTGGAATGGCTGGAAAAGGTGAACCACCATAGCCGCCACCACCTCCGGAACCACCTACAAGAGCAGGGGCGCTATTACCGCCACCACCTCCTCCTCCTGTACTCGTACGTGTACTAAATACAGAGTTGTTACCAGAAGAACCAGCGCCAGGTCCCACGCTGCCTGCACCACCCGCTCCTACGGTGATGGTGTAAGAAGTTCCTGGTGTGATTGTTATAGAAGATTCGGCAGATGCTCCACCACCAGAAGGTCCAGCAGATGTGCGATAACCGCCAGCACCACCTCCTCCGAAGCCGCCGCCGCCACCGCCACCTGCGATAACGAGATACTCAACAACTACTGGTGCTGTTGCTGAAGCGCTTGGTATTCCAAGCAGCATCTGGATGAAGGACATATCAGCTTAACCCTGCACCACCGATTACAAACTCAGTGCCTGCTGCACCTGAAACACATAATACTGTGGCCAAACCTCGCTGAGCAAGGGTCCGATTACCTACGCCAGACGTACCGGCTTGGCGAAGAGTAACGTTAGTACCTTGAGTGATTGTAATGTTTCCAGTGGTGTTGTTATAGATACTTACTGCTTGGCCAACAACAAATACACCAGAAGGCACTGTTACGCCAGCTGTAGTAAAAATGTGGTCCCCAGCATCTGTTGCAGTGAGCGTATAGGAAGTTGTTTGCACAACTTGTGGAACATCGCGGACATTACCAGCGACATCTCTAACAGCGCTACCTGAAACAGTTCCTGTAAAACCACCACTGGCAAAGTTAGCCGCAGTACCAGTAACGGTTGTTCCGGTGACTGTTGTAAAACCTGCTGTATTACCAGTTAACGTCCCAAACTGGCCAGCGGTGCCAGTGACAGTTGCTCCTGTGACTGTCGTAAAACCTGCTGTATTACCTGTAATGGTGCCAAATTGACCGGCTGTACCTGTGACGGTTGCCCCTGTAACAGTACCAAATCCAGCGGCAGTACCGGTTAAATTTGTAAACCGGCCTGTATTTCCACTTACAGTTGCACCACTAAGTGTCGTGGTGAAAATACCAGTGACAGCTGTAATTGTGGTGAAATTACCCGCGTTACCAGTGACGGTTGCGCCAGAAACGGTGCCGGTAACAGAGATATTAGTAAAGCCTGCCCCGTTTGCCAGGCCGCTTACAGTCGTGGTCGCGTCAACGCCAGCTGCCGTGTAGGTAATATTATCAACTTTTAGGGTTCCGTAAGGCATTACCGTGTCCCTTTGTATTCTTAATACCTAGTTTAATTCAATTCTACACAAGGATGGCCCAGCGCGAACCATCTGGTACATCAACCGTAAATCCAGTTTGAATTTCTACTGGACCTTGGCTTAATCCGTTAAATCCATTACTTATCCCAAAGTCAACATCAATCACAATCTTGCTTTGCATAATTGTGGTGATGCCGCCACCGCCTCCGCCACTCTGAGCAACCCAAGAAGTAGTGCCGTTTCCATTTGTTTGAAGAACAAATCCATTTGTACCAACGGTTGTCGGGAAAGAAAACAGACCCCTGGGGCGTACATCACCAGAGCCAGTAACAAACGTCGTACCGCCTGCAACAAATGTCGAGCCTGATACGGTTACAAATACACCAGTCGTTGCCTGAACCGTATTACCAGTAACTGTTGCACCGGAGACTTGCGTTGTAAAGATTCCGTTTACCCCGGTAATTTGAGTAACGTTTGCCGTCTGTCCAGTAATAGAAGAACCGGAAAGAGTAACAAAGTTAGCCGTGGTACCAGTGACAGTTTCTCCTGTAATAGCAGTGAAACCTGCAGTATTCCCTGTTAACGTCCCAAACTGACCGGCGGTGCCAGTAATAGTTGCACCACTTAACACAGTAGTGAATACACCACTGATACCCGTGATATTGCTTCCTAAAACCGTATTACCAGTAACTGTGGCACCAGAAAGATTGCTGGTAAATACACCTGAGATTCCGGTAATATTGCTGAATTGGCCCGCATTACCTGTTACAACTGCACCAGAAACTTGAGTTGTGAATACACCATTAACACCAGTTATTGCAGTTGCTTGTACTGCATTACCTGTGATTAAGGTTCCAGAAATTTGCGTGGTATAAACACCACTTACAAAGTTAGCGGTTGTACCAGTAACAGTGGTGCCTGTGATACTGGTCGTAAAATTACCCGCAACAAAGTTGGCGGTTGTACCTGTTACAGTTGCTCCAGTGACAGTGGTAAATCCAGCTGTCCCTCCTGTTAATACGGTGAATTGAGCTACGTTTCCAGTGACCGTAGCACCTGAAATTTGAGAGGTGAAGACGCCAGAGACGCCAGTGATACTGGTTGCCTGAAATGTCGTGCCTGTAATCGTGGTACCGCTTAAAGTTCCGGTAACCTGAACGCCAGAACTGAAATAACCAGATCCTTCGACTCGTAAATTACCGGAAACAACCAGATCTCCAGTAACAGTATGAGATGCCGCAACAAGAGTACCAAAAATACCGCTGGTAAAACGCGCAATTCCACCGGTAACGGTCTGACCGGAAACCTGGGTCGTAAAGACACCGCTAACAAAGTTGGCAGTTGTACCAGTGACGGTCGTGCCAGTGACGGTCGTGAAGCCAGCAGTGTTTCCGGTAACGGTGCCAAAGAACCCATTGTTGCCCTGGATGGAAGTACCAGAAACAGTGGTTGTACCGATAACGGTACCGCCAGTGATAACGCTTCCTTCAAGACTTAGGAACCGACCGTATTCACCAGTGACATTTAAACCAGAAACTTGCGTGGTAAATACGCCACTAACAAAGTTGGCAACGGAGCCAGTGACGGTCGTACCTGTGAGGGTTGTGAAGCCACCACCTGCACCGGTAATAGTAATGCCACTGACACGACCGGTGACACTAATCCCGGAGCTAAAGAAACCGGAGCCACGGACAATTAAATCACTGTTGACGGTTGCATTACCAGTGACAGTAATATTTTCTCGAACAATACCAGTAGTGAAAAACGCAGTAATTGCATTGAGTGTTGTGAAATTACCAGTAGTTCCGGTGACGGTTTGACCGGTAATCGTTGTGAAACCTGCAGTACCGCCGGTGACAGTCGTAAATTGACCCGCATTACCAGTGACGATTGCACCAGAAACCTGGGCCGTTCCAATGATATTGACTCCAGTGACATTCGTGAACTGAGCGTTGGTACCAGTAATAGTGGTGCCACTGACCGTACCAGTGATCTGTACACCAGAACTAAAGAAGCCAGAGCCACGAACAATCAGATCACCACTGATGGTTGAGTTACCGGTGATGACATGGGATCCAGCGTTCAGGACTTGGAAATTACCGGTCGTGAAGTTAGCTGTCGTGCCAGTGACTGTGGCTCCAGATAGTAAAGTCGTATAAATACCAGTGATACCGGTTGCAGTACCAAAAGCACCAAAGTCACCGGTGACAGTACCACCTTTTAGGTAGTTGCTAAAAACTCCAGAAACCGCAGCCAGGTTTCCAAAGTTACCTGTATTACCAGTAACTGTTGCACCAGAAACAATGGTTGTAAAAGTACCGGACACACCCGTTAGGGTGGTCACAGAAAAACTATTGGTAGTTAATGTATTTGCTGCAACGTTTGTCGCGTTGACATTGGTACCTGTAATGGTGGTACCACTGAACGTACCAGTAACGTTTGTTGTGCCAGAAACGTAAAGGATTCCAATATTTGTTGTATTACTGACGTTCAGGCCAGAAATTGTGGCTTGATCTTGAACCGTTAAGCTGTCTTCAATTACAACCGAACCGCTAACGGTACCACCAGTGCGTGGCAGGTAGTAAACATTAAGGTATGCCTTGGTACCAGATATTGTTAACTTCTTGTTCTTAATCGCAGGGTCAACTTCACCGACATCCACTACTGTCAGCAGATCTCCATCCGCTAACTGGATGCCGGCAAGTTCTTGTAGCTCGGATATACGCCTGTTGGCCACCTATTAAATCACAAAAACCCCATAAAATGAATTATAGTCGCAGTGTGTCTAACCTCACCGAGCCTTGATTTCAATGCGTGGTAAGTGGTTGGATGCAAAGTTCCAGGCTGCCTGAACACCTGTGACAAGGCCACAAGCAATCGCAAAAACAATGATGAGTTCTGCAACAGTTAAGTTGCGGCGCAAGTAAATGATTTGCGGTTGAGGAGCCTGAGGAACAGGAATAGAAGGCCGTGGAGCAGTAGGGATCTCTTCTTGAGGAACCATTTGCTGTTGTTGTTGCAGAATCGTCATCCGAATCGCTTCTTCCCGTGCACGAGCCTTCATGGCTTCCAGCATTTCAGGAGTGATTCCCTGAAGAGCTGGCGGCATTTGCGGGATTTGAGGCTGCTCAACCTGTTGAGTAGGGGTACTGGAAGGAATTTGTTCTTCCATTGTGATGCAAAAGATTTGCCCATACACTAGCATCTAACCAAAACGTTTGCTGTTATGAAATACGGTTTGCGCAAAAGCCTGGAAGATATTGCGTTTGAGCTGAAAGGAATCAAAAACGTCCTTAGTTCCATGTGGCATAGCCGTTATTCAACCGGTGAAATTGATGTTTTGAATCCAGAGGCTTACGCCGATGAGTACATATCGACAGAAGAGTGCGGCAAACGACTGGGGGTCTCCGATCAGACCATCCGTAATTGGATTGCCATCGGTCGGCGTGATCCAAATAAAGGATGGACAGAAGGTATCCATTTCGTCAACGTCTCTCCTGATCCCAACCGTAAAGCTGTCCTTCGCGTGCCTTGGAACCAATTGGTGCAATCTTTCTCAAAAAACAGGGACTTGGAATCGAGAGACCTAAGAGGCAAAGGTGACAGTGCTACCAAAATGTACAAGACAGATAGGGGCTTTCTCGAATAATGGCCCATCGATTCCGTGGAGTTGATATTTCCTCCGTCACAATTGAGAATCACGAGCAACTCCTTCCGGAATCCCTTGTCCGGCAAGTTGAAATGTTCATCCCACCCGAAGGATCGTTTGATGACGGATGCTTACAGCGATACCTTGAAAACTTAAAAAACTACGAAGAAGAGGATGCCAATTCTGGCATGACTCTTGCCAACAGATTGCGTCTTGCTTTCCAAAATCTGGAACCCGATACAATCTGCGGTAAGTTTCCTCAGGCCGAGCTTCCCCTCAAGAGAAGACTACGTTGCGTTGCTGAGTACCTGATTCGCTCTGGTGAATTTGACAAAGTTCGTGACGACAACGGCAAGCTGGTTAAAAAACGTGGCGTCCTTGGAAAGCTTGTTGTCTTGTATCAACCCACCGAAAAGCTTCTAGAATCCCTACATCGTCAAGGATTGATTGAAAATGGTAAGCAGGCGTGAAAAGTTAATTGCCTCTGTTATTGGTCCAGAGTTAGACCAGACCAAAGCACGGATGCTGGATGCCACCATCAAGCTAATCCTCGGTGATATGGGGGAACAGTATTGCAAGATGTGGGAAGTGGAAGGACCTGGGGTAATGGTCTTCCAGCCAGAAAACAAGGAACGTTCTATGTTCTTCTGGACCCTCAAGGAAATTCATTCGGCCCAAGAAGATTGTGAACGGAGTAACGATGGTGACATGGCAGAAACTTTTCGCCGTATTCTCTCGGCTGCACAAAAAATTGATCCAACAGAAAAAGCTGGTTATGTCATCAACGATAAAGATGGCATCCGCTACTGCGAAATCGATTACAACAAAGCGTCTAAGAAATGAAAGAAGCTGGGGTCCGTGGTGTTAAAGCGCGTTCAGAAGACTCCGAATTAATCACCAATTCGGATTTAATTGTTGCTGCAAATGAAGTGATGGGCGGCATCGAGTTAGATGTTGCCAGCAGCAAGGTTGCCAATGAATATGTTCAGGCTCCTGCTTTTTTCACACCATCAGATGATGGGTTGAATGCACAGCAGTGGTACGGAAATGTCTATTTGTTTCCGCCAGCGGGTGCATACTTCTGGGACATCAAGCATGAGCGATGGAAGATGACACGTGCATCATCTCCGTCACTCACTTCTTCTCACGCAGTTTGGTTCCGCAAGCTATACCGGTCTTGGCTTGCAAAAGAAATCAAGCAAGCTATCTACTTTACCAACTGTCCGGACATGATCCGGTACGAGCCCAAGATCTTTAGTTTTCCTTTATGTATCTTGCGGGTAGCGCCTAGCTTGTTGCGCCATAACAGTCAAGGAATTAAACAACACAGAACGTGCACTTCCATGGTTGTCTATCTTCCTCCCACGGACTCGTCTGATGTGGCAGTCGAACGTTTTATTGACGTTTACTCGGAACGCGGGCATATTCTCTCGTGATTTCTGTATACTAAAAATCGAATGACAAGGACCATGAGCGTTCTGGCCGACTGGGAAATCAAGCAGCTTGCAGAAGAAGAAGGGATGATTGCTCCTTTTGTTGATCATCTGGTCAACAAAGAAGGAGGTCGCAAGCTTCTCAGTTACGGTCTTAGCTCCTATGGGTACGACATTCGTCTTTCCCCTGAGCAGTGCCTTATCTTTGGTCGTATTTCAGAAGGTGATTGTGATCCAAAGAACTTTGATCCTGAAATCCTGAAGCCTTCCGAACTTCTGGAAGACGAACGCGGTCAGTACTTCCTGCTACCTCCCTACGGATATTGTCTTGGTGTGGCCCAGGAACGTCTCAAGCTTCCTCGTGATGTGACCGTCGTTGCTGTTGGTAAATCCACCTACGCACGCTCAGGCATCTTGGTAAACATCACACCGGCAGAAAGTGGTTGGGAAGGTTACCTAACACTGGAGATCAGTAATTGCACTGGTCTCTTCAATAGGATTTACGCCAATGAAGGAATCACACAACTTCTCTTCTACCGAGGTAATCCATGCCATGTGACTTACCAAGATCGCAAGGGTAAGTACCAAGATCAACCAGATCGTGTTGTCTTTTCTCAAGTCTGATCAAGAAAAGGCATCAAGATAGTTGTAAGCCCGGCCAGAATTTGGTTTGGGCTTATCAGCGTATCCAACAGCGCCTTTCCTTCCGCCTGAATCACCTGTTGTGGGAAGTGCTACTCCTTGAATGGAAGCCGGAACCCTGGGCGTCCTGCCACGGATTGTTGGCTCATCAATGCCAGCACGAAGCTTGTATGCACCAGCGGACTTTGCTGCTCGCATGAACTTGGCAACGCGTCCTTGTTCATCGTTTAACGACTCAGCTTGGAAGCGTTCATCTTCTGGTAGACGACGCAGGTCTGTATCGTACGCTTGTTCAGGCCTTAAGTCTGAGACCTCAGCACCTGATGTACCAGCGTCAGGACGTGGGTCATACCCAGTAGTAACTGGACGCCCTTCTTCGCCTTCTCGTGGGTTATAGAATCTTGCCATAGTATCATTGTAAAAGGACTGAATCAATGATTAAATACAATGAACCACGCAGCTGCTTTCCTTGATGCGTTTGTTCAAGACGAGGTTATGTGTCGGTGTCTTGATGAAGAAGATTTCGGACAACCTCTCGATAACGAAGAAAATGATGTACCCTTATATGACATGTACAACAGAGGCTTAGTTGCATGCGAACAAGGGCTGGAGAGGAATCCCTTAAACATCGAGGGGATGAAGCGTCCCGGAGTGACGGGCTTGATTCCATCAATGGAGGAGGGGCTGGCAATGGGGGCCTCACCGAAACCCCGGTCTTTAGTTTTGGAACTGGAAGAGCCGGACGAGAAGGAACGGATGCTGTCAGCGAAAAGACTTGGTTTGAGCCGGTAATTGAAGTGAGTGATTGCCCAGGAGGTGTCTGTCCTGTTCCCTGGGCCATCAAACCTTTAGAAAATCCCGTCTTTACATTTGACGGTCCTCCTGCAATCAAGAAGGATGAAGTCAATCATCCGTCGCACTACATCGATGGCTCTATCGAATGTATCGAAGCTATCGAGGCTCAGTTGACCACAGAGGAATACCGTGGTTACCTCAAAGGTAATATCGCTAAATACTTGTGGCGTGAACGCCTGAAGGGCGGACTCACTTCATTAAAAAAGGCCCAGTGGTATCTGGACCGTTTAGTGCAGCTTGACGACATTCAGAACGGCTGAAGATCGTCTTCCTCATCGTCCTCGTCGTCGCTGTAAACACAAGCGGCGGCGAGTTCTGCCAGCTCTAAATCCGTGGGCCAGTCCACATCAATATCGATGTTTTCATCTGCCATGATGTCTTTGATGGCGTGCCATTCCATCAAGCGTTGGTGGTAGAGATTAAGCAAGGCGGAATACAGTTCTTCCCATGTCATCTCTTGGGCCTGAAGCTCGGCTTTGCGCATTGCAAATTGCAGCTCCAAAGGCAGTTCAAACTCCCGTGGTTCTACCGAACGCTCCATGCCACTCTGCATTAATTCCTAGCAATTATTCT